GGCAACTGAACGTTGCCGCAATTTTCAATACCATATAGGAGGAAATCAATGAAATTTACACAGATTCCGCAGGATACCTTTAAGGAGCTTGTGCTGAATGCCGGTGTTCTGCTTTCAGCCTTTTCGCCCGATACGGCGGAGTATGACAATGCCGATATCATAGGCGCTACCAGCGGCGGCTTGACCTTCGCGGCAACGCCCAGCTTCTCTGATTTCGGCGAGGATATTGATAACTGCCCCAAGAACACAAAGGAGTTGAAACGGCTGGAAGGCTGGGAGGTGAAGCTTAGCGGCACTTTTGCATCCATGAATGCCACTAACGCAAAAACGATGGTAGCCGCCGCTGATGAAGCCGTCGGGAAAATCACGCCCAGAAACGATATTGCCACCGAGGATTTCAAGGACATCTGGCTTGTGGCCGACTACTCCGACAAAAACGGAGCGAAAAAGGGCGGCTATCTGGCCATCCATATGCTGAACGGCCTTTCTACCGGCGGTTTCCAGCTGAAAACCGGTGACAAGAGCAAAGGCCAGTTCGCATTCGAGTTTACCGGCCATTATTCCATTACGGCACAGGATACACCGCCTTTCGAGATTTACGTAAAGGCCGGAGAGGCCGAATCCGCTACGCAGTAGGAGGCTAAGCATGAGAAAATTATCGCAACTTGGCACGGATGAGTGCCTGGACGTGCTGTGCGAGATTACCCCGCACATTGTGAATCTCGTTTCTGACGAGGAAATTATGAACGCCATCGGCAAGCCGGTGGACAAGAAAAACTCCACGAAGGTTGGCGTTATGCTGATTGGTGCGCAGAGGATTACCACCGTTGTTCCGCTGCTGCTGAAAACGCACCGAGCCGACATTTATGCTATTTTGTCCATCATGGGCGAAAAGAGCATTGAGGAAGTGGCCGCACAGAGTACCATGGCGACGCTTTGGCAGATTAAGGAGCTTTCCAACGATAAGGAACTGCTGAGTTTTTTCAAATCGTGGGGGCGTGGGGAGCAGAGCGAATAATCAGCGCACTGTGCGCCCTCCCCAGAGTACGGGCGAGGGCGTACCTCTCCATTCTTCCCATGGAGTTGAAAAAGCAATGCGAACGCGAAATTCTTCGGCGCTACATTACCGACGGTATCCAGATGATAACGCAAAACACGGCGGGGTGTGATGAGCGATTGTATCTATCTATCGGATACGAGGATATCATCAGCCCGAAGCCGGTGGAAAACCGGTCTGCGGAGGATACCGTGGCGGATGTGGTGAAAAATGCTGGGCTGAAACTGGTGACGAAAGGCGGTGGGCAGGATGGCGGCTAATGTATTTGAGCTGTTTGCGACGATCTCTCTGGATACAGATGAATATGAGCGTAAACTAAAGGATTCTGAAAACAAAACAAGCACATTCGCCGACGTTCTGAAAGCCAACCTTGCCAGCGGCGCGATTATCGCCGGAGTAAAGAAGCTTGCCGGAGTAGTTGCAGACGTTGGCAAAGCGGCCTACACCAGTTATGCGCGGTATGAGCAGTTAGCCGGTGGCGCACAGCTGATGTTCGGCGACGCTTACGATTTTGTGGCGGAGAAAGCAAGAAACGCCTACAAGTCCGTGCAAATGAGCCAGAACGACTATTTGCAGCAGGTGAATGGATTTGCTACCGGCCTGAAAACCGCCCTCGGCGGCAATGTGCAGGCCGCCGCCGAACTTGCCGACAAAGTTATTACCGCCGAAGCTGACGTTGTGGCGGCGACCGGCAATTCTCAGGAAGCTGTACAAAATGCCTTTAACGGCATTATGAAATCCAACTACACGATGCTGGACAATTTGCAGCTGGGTATTGCCCCCACAAAGGAGGGGTTCCAGCAGCTGATTGACAAGGTAAACGAGTGGAACGCAGAGAACGGCGAGGCTACTTCCTACACCATTGACAATCTAGCTGACTGTCAGGCCGCGCTTGTGGATTATATCGAAATGCAGGGGCTTGCGGGGTATGCGGCAAATGAAGCGGCGGGCACCATCGAGGGTTCCACAGCGTCCATGAAAGCAGCATGGCAAAATCTGGCTACCGGCATGGCTGACAGCAACGCCGACATGGAAGGACTTACCAAGGACTTTGTAGACAGCGTATTTACAGCCGGAAAGAACATTATACCCCGTGTACAGCAAATCGTTACCGGCGTTGGAACTGCTACGGTAGAAGCTATTTCGTACCTTCGGGAAACGAATAGCGCTATTGATCTTCTCGTCACGGCGTTTGAGTTCGCGGCCACAGCGGCAACCGTTGCCGGTACTGCAATCGGGGCGAGTATGGCGGGAAAGGCCATTGCAAATATCGCCACGATATTCACGGCAAATGCGTCGGCGCTTGCATTCTTCACAGCGGAAAGCGGAAAAGCGGCCGTTGCAGAAGCCACACTGAATGGCGTATTTTCCGTCAGTGAAATAGCCGTTGGCGTACTCACCGGCCAGATTTCCCTTGCAACTGCGGCGCAGTATGCATGGAATACGGCTATAAACGCGAACCCCATTGGCTTGATTGCCGCGGCTGTAGCTGCTCTGGCGATTGGCATTGGCAAGGCAACCAAGGCGCACAAGGATTTCGTCAAAGAGTTAGCCGGAGAGCCGCAGACGGTAGAAGAAGCACGCGCAAAGGTAGAAGAGCTTGAGCAGCAGTACGAGGAAGCTTCAAAAGCCAGACTGGAAGCGTTCTCGTCGGATGCTGGTTTCAGCGGTGACACCGTCGAGATGGAGAGATTAGCCGAAGCCATAAAGCAGGCGAAGCAGAATCTTGCCGATTTGGAAGCGCAGGAGCAGGCCGCCGCCGAGGAAGCGGCAAAGCCCGCAAATGTGATAAAGGCTGCTTCTGAGGAATATGCGGCCGCCGCACAGTCCATTTTGGAGGATTACCAGAATACCTATACCACCATCTATAACGGGCTGCATGATGTGGGGTCCGCATTTACTTCCCAAATAGAAGTTGCAAAAATGTCGTGGGATGATTTCATGGGTAATCTTAAAGGAAATACCGAAGTCCTTCAGCAGATCGATGAAGATTTTGCATTTGTTTCCGAAAAAGCAGACCTTGCAGGCATTAGTGTTGACGGACTTTCTCAATATCTCGCGTCCATGAGTACGGGGGAACAGGCCGGATTCCTCGCAGGGCTACGTGATGAACTAGAAGATATGTCCGGCGGCACCGAGGGGCTAAGCAAAAAGCTTGCGGAGCTTATGGACAATGTTTCTGCATATGAGGCCGCAGGAACCGAAACTTCTGATGGATTGGCGTTGGCGGTGGAGAATGTGAACGCTCGTATGCAGGAAGCCGCAGACAGCTACGTGGAAAAGGTGGGCGACCTCGACATGGAGGCGGAAGCTACAGAGGCGGCAACCAACACCATGAGTGGCCTGGTTGCCGGTATCGACAGCAGCACGCCGGGAGTTCTGGACAAGCTGGATTCCCTTGCTTCCCAGATGAAATCACGGCTGACAAATAGCTTTGCCAACTACACGCTCACGATAAAGGCCAATATCAAAGGGAGCAACGTTCCCGGAGCAAAGAGCGGCCTTGATTATGTACCATACGACGATTATCTGGTACGCCTCCATAAGGGGGAAAAAGTTCTCACCGCCGAGGAAGCGCGAGCATATAGGGCTGGAAAATCGGCTGGTGCGTCTGGCGGGGCGGACTACGACGGAGTGGGCTTTGCTGGTGGTGGACGCGGCGTGACAATTATCCAGAATATTAATTCTCCTGTGCAATCCGAAGTGGAGCTGGCAGCAGCCACAGAGGCTTATTTCACACAAGCGAGGTGGACGATTTGAAGAACTTCAACAATTTAAGCAAATTGTTCCGCTACGTGAACGAAAACGGGGATAGCGTTACCTTTGATTATGCCGGTGGATATCTTATCAACAAGCCCACGGGCATTGATACGGTAACGGTATCCCTGTCCCAGGCGAAGGGCATCAACCAGACGGGCGCGACAATTCAGAGCAAAAACGTTCAGCCCCGGCCCGTGAATATCAACGGGTATCTGGTGGGAGACGGTCAGGCGGCAAGTAAAGAGAAGCTGATATCCGTCATCCGCCCCGATCTTGCCGGAAAGCTGTACGCGGATGACTATTATCTGAATGTTTGGCCTACGGCGACACCCAGCATTGAGCCGAAAGACTGGGGTGCACAGTTCCAGTTTTCCCTTTTGGCGGCGTATCCGTATTGGTGCAAGGACGATTCCGCAGCGGTAACGTTGTCCGGCATTCAAAAGCTATTCAAATTCCCATGGAACATTTCAAGGCCGTATCGTTTCGGCCAGCTGTTTGAAGCGAAATTTATCAATGTGGAGAATCGCGGCCAGGTTCCCGTCCCGTTTACTGCTACTCTCTCGGCAAGCGGTGATGTGGAGAACCCCAAAATCACCAACGCCGCGACGGGAAAATTTCTGCTGATAAATAAAACTATTGTCAGCGGGGAGCGGCTGATTGTAGAGATTACGCACGATCGGACAACTGTAACGTCATCCGTTGACGGAGATTGCCGGGGCGCGTTAAGCCTGAAAAGCACTTTGTTTCAGCTGGAAGTTGGGGATAATGTGTTGAAGCCGGAAGCGACAAGCGGGCTTGCGAATTTGCAGGTGGATATTGATTTCGCAACGGAGATCGTGGGGATCGCGCTATGAGCTTTGAAATCTATAAAGAGGACTTTTCCACCCGGTACGAAATCCGGCACGCAATCAGTGTTATCATGAATATTTACTACAACGATATCGGAAAGCTGATACTGGTTGCGCCGGTAAGCGACTACAATATTAACGTGTTGAAAGTCGGCAATCTCCTGTATGATACGAGCAGAAACGTAACATTTGTGATAGAAAACACAAAGATTGACACGACCACGAACCGCATAACTGCGAATGGATACACCGCAAACTGGCTTTTGAATAAGCGAATCATTGCATCGGAATATCACATGACAACTATCGAAACGGGCGTGTACAAGCTGATACGCGATAATCTCCGGGGAATGACAAGGATTCAAGTTGCACAGGCAACCGGGATGACTGATAAAACGGACAACGTTTTCATGGGTGGGAATTTGCTGGATGAAATCATCCCGTTTCTTGAAGAAAAAGGCATAGGCCACACAATGGATTGGAATCCCGACGATATGACACACACTTTCCGCCTCTACAAGGGGCGTGACCTGACGGCTGGCATTCACGCTATTGTCTTTTCGGAGGAACAGGGAAGCGCGAAAGATCTTGTAATCAATGACGACGATTCCACCCTCTGCAATGTGGCCTATGTGCAAGGAAGCCTTAGCGGCACAGACAACACTTTTGTTGAGATTGTCGGCGATACAACCGGGGACAATCGCCGGGAAGTTTGGTTTAAGACAGCCGTTCGGCAGGAAAATGACGAATCTGCGGCCGATTGCAAAGCCCGTGCGCGTGCCTACGGCCAAATGGAGTTGGGAAAGCGTATCCGACGAAAGTCCTTTTCCGTATCCATCGACCCGGAAGATCTGGGCAAGTATTACGCTCTGGGGGACATTGTATCGTGCGTATCTGCCCGGTTTGGGGTATCGTTCAGCGCCCGGATTACGGGCATTAAGTACACCTTGGACAGCAACAAAGCCCGGACAGAAGTTATCCTGGGCGACCCTATTCTTACAGCATTGGGGGCAATGAAATTAAATGGCTAATATCAAAAGTTTCCCGAATAACCAAGATACATACATAGGCGCAGAAGACGTTATGCGCTGGCATCATGGCCGCACATCCGGCGTTTTTGCCGCTGGCAGTAATGCCTCCGTGCAGGCGCTTTCCACGCCGGGAATGGCGGTGGAAGTCTCAGACGGCACCGGATGGATGGCAAATTCCGGCAGAAACGGCATTGTATGGTGGATTGATAGTGAACCCATTGATGGTGCCAAATTGCAGCTTGCCGTTGACGCGGCAGACGGCGTTCTGAATCGGATTGATCGCGTAATCGTGGAGTGGAAAACCACAAACTACGTGGACTATCCGGAAGTGAAAATCTTGAAAGGCGCAAAATCCGGGAAGGCAGCGGCCCCGGCGCTGACAAACAACAGCACAATCCGGCAGATCAGCCTTGCACGGATTTCCGTTGCGGCCGGTACAACCGCTATCACCGCTTCCATGATTACGGATGAGCGGCTAGACGCTTCTGTGTGCGGGCTGGTGACGGAAAAGGTGGGCATTGATACCAGCACGATGCAAAGCCAGTTTTCCACACTTTTGCAGGAAACGCAGGCACAAGTAAAAGATGTGCTTGATGATACCACGGCACAAGCCACATCGGTTCTGGATTCCATCAACCGGGAGCTGGCAGACCTGGAAGCCGGTACGGCGGTGGAGCTGAAAAAGCTCCTGTTCACGAACATCGGCGTGCCGGTATCCGCGTTTGTGGCTGATTCTACATATCAGGATTATCCATTCCGCGCGGCAATCGCGCTGACGGGGGTGCTGGATACCATGATTCCGGAGGTGGTTCTTGCTTTGGCAGACGCAATTGACGGCAATTTTGCCCCTGTTGCAGCTACCTATAACGGCGGCGTGTATCTGTATGCCGCAAGTGCCCCGGAATCGGCAATTAAAATTCCCACCATTATTTGCTGGAAAGGCGGTGTAAGCGCATGATCGGCAGAGTTAATACCGGGGGCGGCACAGGCGGCACTCTTACCGTTACAGCCCCGGCGAACGTCACTGTGACTGTTTCCAAGGACGGCAAGACAAAAACCAAGAACTCCGGTACGAGCGGTGTAGTGGTGTTCAAGGGTCTTGCAAGCGGGACGTGGACAGTTACAATCACCGGGGACGGAAAGACCGCCCAAAAGAATGTTGTGGTCACAACCGATTATTCCACCGTGATTGCATTTTTCACAGCCACCATCAATATCACCTATCCTGCCGGTTCGACCTGTACTTGCTCTGACGGCGCAACGACTCTATCCGCCCCTGATACTAGCGGTACATGGGCTTGCATTGTGCCGAACGCCGGGACGTGGACGGTGACCTCCACAAGCGGGACGGAGACCGACAGCAAGGCCGTAACTATCACCACGGATGGCCAGAGCACCTCTGTGGAGCTGAGCTATGCGCTGTTCCTGTTCAAACCCAATGCCCCGAGCGACATTATAGCCGGTGAGTGGGAAATACCTGGGAACAGCACTGTAACCGCAGAAGCAGAATTGACGGTTAAGTCGGTAAATAACTTCAACAACAACAGAATCATTTCTGTACGTACAAAAGGCCAAATTGACCTGACAGAGTATAGCACGCTTCAAGCGACGTGCAAAGCGTCGGGCGGCTCCAATACAAAATTGGAGGTGTACAGTGGTTCGTCCACAGTTGCTTCGACAGCAATCGGTACCGACCTTACCACGGTAACGGTTGACATATCTGCCCTGTCCGGGCTTCACAGTATCGGTTTTGGCGGTCGCCATCCCGCGTATTTGACGATTACGTACACCGCGACGGAAATCAAATTGATGAAATAGGAGGGCGGCGCATGAAAACGATTTACATAGATTC